CGACCAGGGCCCCGCCCGGCGGGCCGAACCAGATCCGCTGATGATGAGCGCGGTTCGCACCCTGGAGGAGCGCAATCTTTGGAGCGGTGAGGACCCTCACGGCGGAGCGAGCAGCCGAAATGAAATGGTGCGGTAGGGCGAGACCGCTCCGGTCTTGACCGGTGGCGCAGAGATGTCGGTTGGGACGCAGGCGACGGAGCCGCCGAGGAGGTCACCGGAACAGGTGATCGGGTGCGCCCCCTCGAGGACGGCGAGGAGCGTCGCCGCCAGTGAGCCGGTGATCGGAACCGTCTGGACCTCCCATTCGCGCAGCGCGTCGCGGACCGAGCTCCTCGGGAAACCGTCGAATGCGCGAACGACTTCCCCCAGCTGCGGCCGACCCTCGGCAGCCTGCCCGACGGCGACCGGAACGGTCACCCCTCCGACGATGAGGAATGCCATTACCCGGTCGCCGCGGCCCAGCGTGAATAGCCGCCACGCCATTCGACCTTCGCGCCGTAGCCCTCCATCGCCCTGGCGAACTCCTCCGGGTTGTTGGCAACGACGGTGACGGGCCCGCTGACTGTTACCGAAGCCCCGCCGGCGATCGCGAGGTTGCTGGCGGAGCCGCCGGGTATGCCGGCCGTGCTCGCCTGAAAGCGGCGCAAAGCATTGGCGAAGATCGACGGAACGTTCGACATCGAGGATGCGAGGTCTTTCGTCGTCTCCGTCAGCTCCCCGAAGACGATCTCGCCCTTCCGGAATGCCCTCGCCTGCTCCATCATCGCGTCACCCATCTCGGCGAGTCCCTTGCCCGCCTTGCTGATCCAGTCGGGGACGATCTTGTCGACGAACTGGCCCAGCGCCTTGATGAACCAGCCGATCGCCTCGGTGACGTAGCTCATGGCCCGCCCGAGCAGTTCGATCAGCGGCGTGAGTAGCTGGATCGAAGGGGTCAGCGCGATCAGCAATTGACTCAGCGGCGCCAGCGCCTCGACGATGATGCCGACGAGCTGGCTGAGAGCGAAGAGCGGCTTCTCGAGGACCTTGAGAATGGGTGCGAGCGTCGAGCCGAGTATGCGTCCGATCATCCTGAGCGGCTCCGCGAGAGCGGACAGAGCCGGACCGAGGGCCTCCATGAACCCATCGAAGACGGGCTTGAGCGCCATCGCTGCGACGGCCAGCGGGCCGAGTGAGGCCGAGAGGCCGGTGACCTGGGAGACGAGGCCGCCCAGCTGCGAGCCGAGACTCTCGGCGGAGGCAGTGGGAGCCGGCACACCTGGTCTCAGGTTGAGGTCCAGCTTCGGAGCTCCCCCCAGCATTGTTCCACGCATGGCGGCATAACGGTCGATCACCCACAGCTCATCGTGGGCGCGCTGCCGAGTGGCCGCAGCGAGATCCGCCATCGCGTCGTCAACTGCGCTGGTCGCATCAGCGGCGATCTCGAGTAGTCTCGCGAACCGCTCCGCTGCCGCTTCTGCTGCTGCTGCTGCTGCCGGCGTCGGGCGCGTTCCACCTCCGCCCAGGCGAGCACCTTCGTTCCGGAAGGTATCCCGCTCGAGCGCGGCTCCCGACAAGAAGTCGAAGTCCGGCAGGGGCGTGAACGGCTCCATCCACCAGGGCGTCTCCTTCGCCATCACTGAGTAGGCGGCGACGAAGTCGATTATCCGCCCACTCTTCGTCAGGATATCGCCCAGCAGCTCGCCCCAGGTATGGAGGGCCTCGTTATGGTCCTCGACCCATCGGGTCGCGCCCTGGACTTTCTCGATGAAGGTGTCGAGGACGGACTGACCGTTGACCGTACTCGCCAGGGCCTCCCCGATCGCTTCCTTCAGATTGCCCCAGGCGTTACTGAGCTGCGTGACTTTGCCCTGCAGAGTTTTTGCCTCGTTCGCCGCCATCTCCCGGAACCGATCGCGCAGCAGCTTCATCGCGTCGGCTCCATCCTCGACCACGATGCCGTAACGGGCCAGAGTGCCGGTCTGGCCGATCATGGCTTTGCCGACGAGCTGCGCTGCGGTGTCGAGGTCGATCTGCGCGCCGGCCGCGAGATCGGCCACCGTCGCCACTTCCGCCAGGCTGGCGCTGTAGTCGCCGGTGATCCGCACGAGCGTCTGCAACGTCTCCGCAAACTCCTCATCCCCGACCGTTGTGGTTCGCTCCAGCGCCGAGGCCGCCCGCTCGATGTTGCCACGAACCGACTCGAACTCGACGCCCACCGTCTTCAGCGTCCCGCCGAGCCGGTTCCAGACGACATCAGCTTCCGCCGCGGCCCTGACCGAGGCCGATGCAAAAGCAGCTATCTTCTGAGCGGCGAAAGCCCCGGCCAGTGCAGCGCCGACGCCGAGCATGACCTTGTTCAGGCGCTCGCCGGCCTGGCCTATCCGGGACAGCGACTTCTCGGACTCCGCCGTCGCCTTCTTCAGGCTCGACGCGTCCCCGGATATCCGGACGAACAGTTCAGCGAGATTCATCTCAGTTGGTCGCAGGGCGAGCTCGGGCCCACTGCATCATGTTGGCGAACATTTCATCCTCGGACTGATGCTTTACCGGCGGCTGATGCTCGGGGAATACCGTCAACCAGGTCCATCCCTTCGGGTCCTTTTTTCTGTCGCGGTTGATGTTGTAGAGCATCGCGACGACCTCGCCGGCCCGTCGGTCCTCTCTCGCCATCCGATCCCGGTGACGATCGAGCAGGAGCGCGAGCTGTCGGAGCGTGATCCCCCAGAACGTCTCGTTCGTCAGCCCGAGGTCGTAGATGCCGATGGCCCAGAGCTGGCCGAGATCAATTCGGCGCGGGCCGCCTTTTTCCGCGGCCCCTTCACCCCGTTTCCCTCCGCATCTTCCGGGTTGGATGCGGCGTGGAGGACCCCGATTGCGGCCCCGATCGGACCCACGTTGCCGAGGTGGATCATGTCCTCTATCTGCTCGATCGACAGCTCCCGGCGGCCCTCGGCCGACAGACACGCCCAGACGAGCTTCGGCAGCATCTCGACTTGGGTCTTCTGTAATGTCAGGTCGGCGGCCGCGCCCACGATCGCCTGTATGCGAGCGATCGCCGCGACCGTGTACCCAAGCTCCCGCGGCTTGTCCAGGTCGATCATGACGGTCGGGACGCCTTCGATAAAGCTCATGCTGGGATCGGGCTGGTGATGGTGACGGCCCCGGTGACCCGGATCGAGCCGTCGAAGCTGTAGGCCTCCTGCGGCCCCGGTGCGTTCGGCACGAAGCTCTTGACCCAGCCCTCGAAGGTGAAGCTGACGTCCTGCCGGACGAAGTCGATCCGGAACGTGCGGGTCGGAGCTTCCGGGTTGTGCGCGTCTGCCAAGACGAGCATCTGTCCCTCGTCCTCGTAGTTGAACCAGCCGGTGAATGCGAGCTCGCCGTTATCCGGCAGGCCGGCGAGGAATTCGGCCGCGAGGCTGTCGAAGTCGGTAACATCGATCTCCGGCTTGACCGGCCCCGGTACGTTGATCTGCGTGAGGTTGCCCACGGCCAGGTTCCCGACCGTGGCCGGGTTCACGACCCAGAGGATGGTTCCCAGTGCGACAGTCTTCATGACTCGGTCTCCTCAATTGATGCGAAAGCGATAGCGCGCCTCCGCGTGGTATAGCCGACTATCGGCCGTGCTCTTGGGGTCCTCCAAAATCATCCGAAACTCCTCCTGCGCCGCCCACGCCCCTGCTCCGATGTCCTGTCCGTGGAGCTGCTCCTTGATGAAATCGAGGATGTCATGCTCCTGGAGCTTCCCTGCATTCTTCGACCAGCCGTGCAGCACGACGTCGGCGTCCGTACTCTCGACCGAGAGCTCCTCATCCTGCTCCGCCGAGATCTCCCCGATCACGATGTACGGGTAGGGCGATCCCGGAGGGACTGCGTCGTAAACCGGGTAGACGGCCGGCCCGGTGAGCGCGGCATATATCGCCTGCTGCAGGCCCCAGAGGTCGTTCATTTAGCGGCCGGCTTGAAACGCTTCGTCTTGAACCGGACCTTCTGCACGGCCTCCTTCGCCCAGGTCCGCATCTCCTTCCGGACGAACCGTGCACCCCGCTTGAATGCCGGGAAGAGATAGGGCTGAGATGGCGTGTCCTCGGTCCCGAACTCGACGTAGCGGGCCTTGTAGTCGCCGGCACCGACCGAGGCCTGGAGCCCGTCCTCGCGAATGTTGGTTCCGATGCTTCGGTCGAGGTCGCCCTCGTCTTTCGGAACGCGGGAATGCGCCTCGTCTTCGATGATCCCCGCACCGGTCCGGATGCTCGCCGCGGCGACCGCACGAAAGGCCGGGTCAAGATCCCGGAGAGCCGCCAGCGCCTCGGTGAGGCCGTCGATGCGGACTGCGCGGACCCCTCGAATTCCAGCGGTCGGCAGCATCGCCATCAGGTCGGCTCCTGCTTGAGATCGGCGCCGGTTTCGACATCTACCTCGGCCGCGAACATCGTGAGCGTGACCTCGGGTATCTCTCCCGCGCCGCCGCGGACCTCGAACCTGAGAACGCCCCTGACCTCCACGTCGTCCATCTCGACGGTGCCCTGCCCGAGGCCGGCCGATCGGATACGGAACTTGTGCATCGCCATCAGACGATCTCCTCCGCCAGGAGCACGAGCTCGCGGTGCCGCTCATCCGGATCGACCACGCTCTTCACATCGAAGGTCCGGCCGTCGTACTTGACCCGGAGCATGCTCGAGGTGTCGGGGAGATAGCGCAGCTGAAAACGGTAGGGTCGCAGCATCCCCGTCTGCATCGCGATCAGCTGCTCGCGGCCCGAGAGCGGCTCGACGCTCGCCCAGATCAGCGGCGTCTCGATCGGCGTCTCGATATAGCCGCCGCCGCCGTCCGGTATCCGTGTCACACCCTCGATCGACACCTGCTTCCGCAGCTTCCCCGCGACGATGGTCATAGGTCCACCCGCTCTGACCAAAAGAGGGCGTCCAGCCCGCCAGGCGTCCTGAACTCCGGCTCGCCGCGGTTCTCGAAGCGGAGCGCGAAGAGCTCCTTGATCCCGGTGGCCAGGTTGGCGATGAGGCGCGGTGGCGCTGTCTCGTCTACGACCTGGACGTAATCGAACGGACGGTAGCCAGCCTTGTAGCGGATACGGACCGACCGCGGCGAGCTGCTCGCGGATGGCCAGGACTCGCCCGGCAGCGGGCCGACCCTCGCATGATCGCCGTCCAGCTCGAGCAGGTATTCCTCCTCGGCGATCGGAGTCCAAATGGCGTCCGAATTCCGATACGTGATCTCCTCGATCGACACGACGGGCGGCCGGCGGAGCTCGATCCAGGAACCGCACGAAAAGGAGTCCAGCACCAAGTCCCAGCGACCGAGCTGGATGGTGCGTCGCGTCGCGGTCTCAGCGGTCTCGATGCAGCCGGCGAGCATCTCGTCGATAACGAGGTCCTCGGAGAAGTGAGTGATCCGCGCATAGGCCTTCGCCTCGAGAGCCGAGACCGGGCCAGAGGGCGTCGCGGTCAGCTCCCAGGGCACCCGGTGCAGGGTCCGACCATCGTTCATGAGGCCCTCCGGATAGCCAGGATGTTCTCGACGATCGCCGCCGGCGTGAGCTCGGGAGAGCCGTAGGAGAGCGTCCGATACGTCTCGAGCTGGTCCTCTGAGAGCCAGCTGCGCTGCATGGCCGCCGGCATCGTCGACGAGCCGCGGATCGGGTACCTGGCATCGGCCCAGAGCATCAGGGTCGGCGTGGAGCGCATCGCCGCGACGATCCCCAGGCCGGAGTTCAGGCCGCACCAGACCGATGCATCCTCGATCATCGCGAGGACCTGTGGGATGTTGGTCTTCCCGATCGTGTCGACGTACCGCGACCGGCGGCAGGCCCCGACCAGTAGACGCTGATAGGCGAGATCAGCCTTGCTCTTGGCACCGACCAGGACCGGGACGATGCCCTCGGCGTTCAGCCGCGAGATGACCTCGGCCCAATTGCGGACAGTCCAGGTGTTCCGATCGAACCCGTAATTGGCGTCAGTGCCGGACGGGTAAAGCAGCACCGAGCCAGGAGGATCCCAGCGTCGCGCATACTCGCGAGCGGCCTCGGGGATGTTGAGCGGGTAGGAGAACTCGGTCGCGAGCTCTGGCATCCAGGTCGACAGCGGCTTACCCGACTCGAGGTGCCCGTTGGCGATCAGGACGTAATCGAACTCCCGCCAGCCGGACGAGCCCTTCAGCGTCGCCCACTTCTCCGCCTTGTAGTCCTCGTCGAGATCGTCCTGTAGGTGGTAGAGCGCCCGCGAGCTGTCGATCGCCTTCTCGATAAACGGGACCAGCTCGAGGTACCCGATGCTCCGGTGATCCGGACTCGTGTTGACATAGGCATGGATCGGGCGGCCACCGTGATGCTCAGAGAGGGCGCGGAGCTTCGTGCACACCCAGTGACAGTCACCGATGCCGAGCGGGAGACAGACTCGGAGAGGGATCAGCGTCGAGGGCTTCGTCGTTGGACGCCGGGGAGCCGCGGTCGTCATGAGTCCCTCCTGAAAACGAACGTCCCGATATCCTCCCGGCCGAGCAGGCTCTCCGAGGTGGTATGCTCGAGGCAATCGAAGCCCTCTTCAGCCATCCACCGGATGAAGCCTCCTCGC